TTGGACCTGTGTAGCCCATATTTTTTGCAATAAATGCTTGATCGGCTACCGGTAAGTTAGAATAGTTATCCATCTTACCTAAAATTGCTCCTAATATTCCAGGACCTGCCGCTCCATATGGTCTGTTGTACCCTTCATTTAAAATCATTTCTGCTGTTTGTGGTTTAGTAAAGCCAAGCGTATCATAAATAAAATCATTTACTTTTCTATTAAACGTAGGTTTTTCTGCTGGTATATAATTTGGACCAAATTGTCCTGTAGCGTATTGCATTTTATAATCTTGAATAGCATCATCAGCGTAGTCCATAACACTTTGAGCTGTTTTACCAACAAAATCATTAGACATACCTTTAAGACTAGGGTCATTTAAATCTTTAAATGCTTGATTGTATAACATGTTGGCACTAGATCCTGCAGCTGTTTTTGCTCCAGGAAAACTTGGAAACTGTGCTGCTTGTAAAGGTCTATTTAATTCTGCTAACCTATCTTGTCTATTACTTGTTGTATCAAAAAAACCTGTAGTTAAATCACTTATTCCACCAGTATAACCACCACCGCCACCTGTAGGAAGAGTAGTTATTCCTCCGGTATTAGGAGGAGTTGTTGTAGAGTCATCGGTAGGTATTTTAAAAGGGTTTAATAAATATTTACTTTGAGGTATATATTTAAAACCTGCATCATATACTTGTTGATCGTATGGGTTATAAAATCCTGGTGGCATTATAATTTAGCATTGCCCCCTATTGGTAAAGCTTCTACAATTACTTTAACATCTCTTTTAATATCGTCAGCTACAGTCTCTGTATTTGAATCTTGCACATCTTGCATTGCTTCTGCATCAGAATTATACTCTTGACCTGTTTTTGTATTTGTCAATGTTATTTCTGTCTGTGGTGTAATAATTTTTACTGGTTTACCATTTATAACTTCTATTCTGTATGATGCTTCTGTTTCAATAAATGACATATTTAATCCCTGTTTATTTCAAGTACTGATGCAATAACATGTAATTCATTTGCATCTGTTGCCTGTGCCTTTAATACCTCATTTTCTTCTAAAATTAAAGGGTGAGTTAACAGCTCTGTTGTTGTTTTTGAGGCTATTGTTTTATCTTTAAACAAACTAAATACCGCAGAAGCGGCATTAGTTATGGTAAAAGTTATATCACACCCCGATCCAGCATCTTCCGATACTAGAATACTTTTAATTATAGCTCTAGAATCAGATGGTGTAGTGTATATTACAGTGTTATCTGTAGTAGTAAGATCTATTAATTCGTTTTTATATATGTTAGCCACTTATAAACCAAGAGAATCTCTCTTGCTCCTGTTTTACTTCATTTAAAAATGTAGAGTTTAACTGATCTTTCATAATAGTTAAAGCTCTGTTTATTTGTTTTTGGTTAGATACATCGTATTCTATTTTTGGTTCAGGTATTCTTATATTTATTTTTGTCATTATCTACGTCCGTCTCCCTGCACATCTAATCTTAATGTACCAAATCTCCACTCTTCACCAGAACTATCGTTTTCTATTTTAACGTTTACAAACCTACCTCTAGCTCTTGTATCTTTTTTAAGTGTAGTTGAGTCTATTGTAAAAGGACTTAATGCTGTCGTAGTGTTTGATTCTTGTGGATATCTCTTAACACCTAGACTTACTTTAGCATTTCCAGTTAACGCTTTAAAATCAGGTACAAACCTTCTCATTGCTAGAAAAAATTCTCCTGAAACTTTTGGTCCAGCGGCCTGTCCTGGTTTACTACTTTGTCTTTGCTCTATATCAATATCATAAGATTGAACAAAAGAGGTAACTGTTGTAGTAGAACCATCTTGGTTAACTTGGTCTGTTCCAACCTCATGTTCAAAAAACTGAGTACGACCCAGTCCACTTTGACCTACGACTGTTGGAAAAGTTCCGTTGCTTGAAGAATCATATTTAGTAGCGTAAGGTTTAGGATATACAATTGCATCAATCCAAGATGTTCTTGATTCTGTTCCTGTGTACCATATTCCTCCTGGCATTCTAGAACTGCTAGACTCACCATAATTAAACACAACGTATTTATCATTAAAACTAGATCCTTGTGAAGGATAGTACCAAACAACTTCTGTAAATAAATTGTTAATACCAGCAGCAACTTGTTGACCCTTGGTAGTATCTAAATTGTTATATACAAAATCTTCTACTGTGCATGGTAAGGATTTAACTGTACCATCAAACATAAAGAAACCATTTGGTGATAACCAGAAAGCAGCACCATCTATCTCAACAACAGCATTCTTTCCTATCAATCCACAGTTTGTACCCACTTGCTCAAAACTAAATGTAAAAGGTGCACCTACAAATTTCATAGTGTACAATGCATTGTCTGTAAAAACTAATATTGTTTCTTTTGCTTTAATAGCACTAATAATTTTAGTACCATCTTGCAATCTAAAATCACCGGCACTGTTAGTTGCTGTAATTGTATAGCTGTTTATGTCTTCTTGATTAGAAAATCTTATAAACATATCGTCTTGTGTTGTTGTAGTTCCAATTGTTGTCTCTGTTCCAAAATGACATAAGTGTCTTGTTGTTGGTGATATTAAAGTTAATCTTGATGCAGTTGGATTTGATGCTGTAGAAAAACCAGATGTGCTTGTTGATGCTCTAACTGTTAAAGGTGATGCAGCTCCTGCATTCCATGTAAATGTTTTACCATTTGCAATAGTTGCAACCAATACTTGACCAAAATTATCTAAACTCCATAGGCCCGGTTCAAGAGTTACTTCTGATGCTAATACACCTTCTCCCCAATCAGAAAAGTTTGTTGCATCAGTAACTGCTGTTCCTGTGTTATGAGATGCATTATCTGTTCCGTTAACATTTCTTACAATACTTTGTAAGTTTGGTGATGATATAGATGCATAAGATATTAATTCATTCTCTACTAAAATTCTACCAGCAGCAGTAAAATTTGTTGTAGCATCAAGTGTAACATTAGTACCAGAGCCACCTGTACCTGCTGAGTTTGCACTTAGTGATCCGTCTAATGTTGATGTAGCAGCACCCGATACAGATCCATTCCATTGAGATATACCAAAACCATAACCATAGTTTTGTGCAGAAGGGCCTACTTTTTCATAAGGCTTAACTGCAATACTGCCCCCTGTTGAAACTGTACCACCAGCATTACTACTTTGTGTAATTGTAAAAGTTGTAGGTGATGGAACTGATGTTACTTGAAATAATTTATCCTCAAAATCTGATGCACTAAAACCTGTACCACTCGGTAATGTAACACTGTCTAATAAAACTATATCTCCCGGTTCAAGGTTATGAGATGTAGAAGTAGTTATTGTACAAACAGCTGAAGCATTTACAGTTGCAATTGTAGAAGAACTTAACGTAGCTTTTAATGGTGTTATATCAAATAATTGCCCTTCAAAATATAATAATAAAAACTTATCTGTTCCAAGAGCTACATACCTGTTTCCATTTAGATCGACAAAAGCATGTTGTTTTCTAGCAACACCAACAATACTATCTGATATTAAAGACGACCACCCACCAACTTTTTCAGGTAAGTTATATCTAAATCTTACGTTATCAGAGTCTACCCATCTATTTTCTGCGCCAGCAGAGGTGTTTTGTTTATCTACACCAGGTAAAAAATTATACTCAATAAGAGCCATGATCCCTGCTCCCTATGCCGTGTTAGCCTTAAATGCCCAACCTCTTGTTGCATCTACATACACTAATGTAAAAGCTTGACCATTAGTTGTTAATGTTAGGTTTGATGTACCTGTGTTTATTGGTTGACTGTTTCTATTAACAATCAAGTTGTTAGAGTTAAAAGTTCCTCTTGCATCAATAAAAGTAACTTCTGATCCCACCGCTGGTGATGCAGGTAAAGTTACTGTAATAGGGTTGGCCGTTGTATTTGCAAATATTTGATCACCATCTACTGCAGTGTATGCAGTAATTGTTGAAGAGTTTAAAGTTACATAACCTTGTTGACGTAATCCTAAACTAACATTTGTACCATCTGAATATACCAATGACTTAGATCCAACAGGTAATACAACCCCGGACCCTGATACAGTTTTAACTGTAATAGTATATAAAGTAGAAGTACCTCTTGTCGTTGCATCTTCAAATACTATAATTCTTTCAGCACCATCAGGTATAGTTACACTTCTATTTGCACCCAATGTACCAGTTAATTTAATATATATGTTTTTACCATTTGATGTTGCACCATTGTCTAGTGCTAAAGTTAAATCACCAGATGCTAATTGTGCAGAAGATAAATAACCTGTAGCTAGTTGTTCTAGGATCTGTAGGTTTGTATTAGTAATTGTACCCCAAAGACCTGCTTTTTCACCTGTAGCTATAAGCTCTAATTTTGAATTTGTTGAAAAACTTGATGCCATAATTCTCCTAATAAGGGTCTATATTAACCCATGTTTGTGATGCTCCTGGATCTATAGGTTGCCATGTAATGATGCCAGGATCATTGACAGTAAGAGTCATAGGCACGCCTGTAGGAACTACATTCGCAGCGGCTGTTATTGTAACACTTCCAGTGCCAATGGTCAATTGGTTTCCAGTAACACTTGTATTAGCTGCGGCTGATACTGTAATTGTACCAATACCCAAAGTTAATGGTGTAGGAGTAGGTGTTACATTGGCTGCTGCAGCAATTGTTAGTGATCCAAAACCAAGTGTTAATGGACTTCCAGATGGTGTTACAAATGCTCCTGCTAGTGCAGATGAACTACCTATACTTAATGTTAAAGGGCTTCCTGTTACATTTATAAGGACATTAGGGTTAAAAAACGATGTCGCTATTGGAGCACCGGATAAAGTAGTTAGTCCGAGCATGGTCTATGCTCCCGTTAATGCTTTTATCTCAGCGTCGCTTAATCCTAGATCTTTTAGTTTTTGTTTACCAGAAGCTTTTTCTGTTTCTTTTTGTGTAGCTTCTTCTTCTGCAGTAGGTAACTCTGCCATTTTAGCTTCTATGTCAGAAACTGATATAGGTGTTGTTCCATTGTTCCAAGTGATTTGATTTATATCATCTGCATTTACAGAAAATTCTGCATTAGGATTTATTTTTAATATTGCTTTTTCAATCATTATCCAGCTATCTCCATTACTGTTATTGTTGATGTTGTTCTTGGATCATAAGTACTTGCATCATTATCATTTGCACTTCTATTAACATAAATAGTATGACCAGATGATCTACATTTTATGTATGCTTGATAAGTTGTTGCTGAAGTAGTATTTGGAGAATCTAAAAATGTAGTTGGAATAGCATTATTCATTCTATTTGTATCAGTATCTCTTGGATTTATTACTGCTGTTGTTCTTGCTCTATTTGATGCTGCATCTGCTAACAATATGTCAGTTGATCCTCTCCTTAAAGAATATAATGCAGTATAACTTCCAGTTCCTAAGCAAATTTGTACCATAACTAAAATTTTACTTGAAGTTGATGATGGAGTAATTGCTACAGATAATCCTGTTACTGCTGTATCTGATTGTGATGTTGTTGAAAAAGTATCTGTTTTAACTGTTGAAACAACTTGCAAAACGTTTCCTGTTACCGCAGTTCTTCCTGACCCACCATTACCTACAGGCAATGTCCCTGTAATATTACTTGCAAGGTTTATTGATTGATTTGGTCCTATTCTAGTTATCGCCATATTATTTCAATGCCTCTATTTCATCGTCCGTTAAACCTAAAGCTTTGAGTTTAGCATTTGCTGACGCTTTGTCATTAATTTTTTTAATTACTGCTGTATCATAATCAGATTGTAAAGTTGCTAAGCCATCAATACATTCTTGTTCAGTAGGTTTAGATTTACTGTCATCATGTATAATTAAATTTGCATAAATTTTATTTTTAGAATCTGACCAACCGAACCATTGTCCAGTATGTAATGAAATTAAATAATCTTCTATATGATTTGGTCTGCCAGTTTGTCTATTCATTTTATGTATTTCCTAATCTTACTGCTGTAAAGCCAGTATAATTTCTTGTAGTATCTCCATCACAAGTTTGAGTATTATCAGTTGCCTGTACTGTAAATCTAAATTTTACATTTGATGTATTTGTAACATCTAGCATTGCCATAATAGCACCAGAATGATAAGTAGTGTTTGATGCTCCACCAATATCAGAGTTATTATTTTCTGCTGAAGATACAAACCCATAAGTAGAATTATTTGTTGTAGCTTTCAAATTAAATCCAACTCCTCTACTACCAGTATTACCTCTAAAATTAGCATAAGCCATAATTAACCAAATACCAGTAGTCGGAAATGAAAAAATTCCAGAGCTTTCAGTTAAAGCAGAACCTATTGTTGCGTATCCTGTTGCATCACTTATTTCCCAATTTGAAGATATATCTGTAACACTTGTTCCAACAGTAAATGCAGATGTTATTCTCCATTGTTGAGAATTTGTAATTCCTTGAGTAATACCTGTAACCGTAGTTCCAGCTAATGCAATCGTATCACCAGATGCACCAATAGTAATAGTATCAGAACTCTCATTGATAATGTTATTACCTGATGTATCTTGTATCGTGTCTACTTTTAAAATTGCTGTCATTATGCTCCTATAATCCTATATCCGTAAAAAACATTTCCATATGCATAGTTAAGATCTAAAGATCCTCCACTAACTTGTTTAGTATATGCTTCATAATAATCACCTACTGAAGCATCATCAATAGTTATTGTAGTAGCAGAAGTAGGTATAGTTCTTGAAGCAGAAACTATATTTTCTTTTAATTTACTTCCATTCTTATAAATAAGTGCATAAGCATACCCTGCATCAGGTAAGTCATGTATATTACATTGCACACCAAATACATATTTCCCCGCCTTCCCACTAGGAATTGTGAACCTGTAGTTTGTTGAATTATCATAAGCACTATCAGTATCAAATAACACAACGTTATTTTGTACTTTTGTAAAAGTAGAATTACTTATTGATTGTAAAGCTGTTCTGTATGCTTGAAAAGCTGGAGTGTTAGATAATGACACACTAGAAACATTTACCGCATCAGGAATAGTAATGGTCCC